ATTAAGAAAATCTAGTTTTAGATAACCTCTATTTTCTGCATCTGCATAATCAAGAGCAGCCATGTCATTGACAGGATCATATGGAATATCTGTTACATAAATTCCAGTGGCATGTTTTCTTATGGGATTAACCTTACGCATTGCTGCAGGAGTGTGCTTAACGTACCGAAGAATAGAGTCTCTATCTCCAAAGTCAATATCTACGTCTGATTTAAATTTCATTATCCCAAATCTTCATTTTGGTTGCTAGGATATTTACTGCTAGCCATTCTAATTAGAAACAAGCTAACAGCAAGTATAAGAGTTGCCCCTGCCAATGTCAAGATATTTGTCATAGATTCATCACCGATTGCCACCAAATCTACCATGTGTCGGGTAAGTGCCGTAATAGCAATATAGATTAGAAAACGCACTGGCATATGGTTGGTTTTGAAATATATGCCAACCATAGCCCCAATTTCTAAATAGATAAACAGTAGTAATAGGTCATTAATACTAGCACGAGTTTGGCTAAACATTTCTATAAAGTCTGATCCAGCTGCCCATATTGTAGCGGCTCCAATGCCAAATAGTGCGATTCTATGGAATACACCAACTAAAGCGTTTCCAATGTTGTCTATGTTTTGTAGTTGTTTATTCATATCCACCTCAATTTAAACCACATAGCATCACTCTCTTCCGCAAAAGAGTAAACATATTTAGTTTCTGATCTAGGTCCTGCCCAAAGAACTGACCAAACTCCATGACGGTTTTTAAAAGCATCCCATTCAGGTCCAACATTTTTCTCTAACCAAGAGTCTGTTAAATATGGTTCTATATCTGTATAGACCTCATATGTGAGTTCACTGCTGCGGCGAAGTCTTTCTATACGTTTCATCCCCATCTCAACATAAACCAATTAGTATGGCTAGGTTCACGAAATGTCATAACCATGCCTTCTCTAGGATGGTATCCAAATGTTTGCCAACACCATTCATCCATATCTTCGGTAGTATCCCCATCAAAAAATTCATAATCTCTTATAATGACTATTAGGCTGTCGGCTTGATTAGCTTTTAGTAGTTTCATCCCCATCTCAACATAAAAAGCAAATAGTCACGTTCATATCTAAACTTAAAACACATTTCTGTTTGGGCCAATGTCCACCTAGAATGTCGGTTACACTTGTCAATATTTTGAGTAAGCCATTCTATAATATCTAAAAAATAGTCTACTCTATCTTCCCTTTCTGCATTGATTCGGCATTCGTACCATCCTACTTTGGTCAATTCCCAAGTAGGTCCTTCGTAGTAATGATATGCTATCCCCATACCAACATGAACCAACTAGCTAGTTTATCATCTTTGAAATTAAATTCACACCTTTTTGGGATTTCACCTGTCATGTAATCCCAAGTACCGGGATAATATCTAAATTCATAGTGTTCATTGGCGATTAACCCATGAGTTTTTAATTCATGTATAATACCACTGATTTCACTACTGCTTTTATTTTCTATAATCACTATCGCCATTAAAATTTCAATAAAAATATCAGATATTTTTTTTCATCAACTATTTCATATCCATCTGTAATATTACCACTTACTAAATTCATTCGTATACCATAGTTATTTAACAAGTAATCTTCAAACTCATATGCATCAAATCCGTTTTTTGATTTCATATATTCTTTACGTATGGTTTTCAATGCTTCCCAATACTTCCAACGATTGGCCCTTTGTTTAATATTTGGATCATCGTCATCATAATCTTGAAAAGGTCTAATAGTAGTCATAACCATCTTAATGAGAAATGTATGGCATCCTTTTCATCTGAAAATAAAAAATCCATGTAATCTTCTGTGGGATGAGTGGTAAAACGTTTGCCTGGCATGCCAAAATTTTCTAAGGCCCATACACAGATTTCATCCCAATTGGTAATAGTATCTCCCTTTTGCCAAAAGATTCTTATACTGTGTTTAGCTGACATTAGTAACCTGCTAATGTTAGTAATGATTTAACTTCATCAACCTTTTCAGGTTCACGTTTAAATTTAATTGCCCATAGTTCAGGATTCAAATAGTCAATGACCATTTTAATTTGCGATTCATCTAGTTTGTCTAAGAATTCTTTTCCACTGGCGCTGTGATAAAGAATCCACGGACTCAATTTACCTGTAGTAATTGCATAACAAATCTTATTTGAATTTCCGTATCTTAGATAGTCTTTACTAAGAATTCGCTCAACACTTGCCATGTTGATAGTGGTTTCAATACTTCTGGCGATAGCATCCATTGGATCTTCTACACGCAGGTACTCAATCAAGAATTTGGTATAGTTAGAATCTTGACACCATGAATCAATCTTGATTTGGTTTTTCAACAACCAATCAATGTACCTACTGACATTCAATACATTTACATCTATACAATATGCGCCAAATTTGGCAAACGCAATATAATATGCACTGCGAATAAATTCTTCATATGTTTTTTGTTTTTTACTGGTAGAATTTTTCTTGTAAAATTCTATCCAAGACTGAAAACCCAATCTATTCCCTTGTTTATCTTTGTCCATCCAACGATGTTTGTACTCACAAATATGTTTGAGCACCGTGGATTCTCTAAGAAATGATCTCTTGCAAAACTCACAGGAATAAGGAGATTTAGTTTCCTGAGTCTCTTTCATAGTTGTTAATATCATCATCGGTAATCAATGTATTTAAGACTTCAATATCTTGTAGTTTTAGATTAGGGAACAACTTTGCCAAATGCATCTTACGATTTTGTGATTCAACAAAAGCACTGGTTATTTCTTGTAATTCATCCTTATTGGCTTTGGGATAAATTTTAGTGAAATATTCTTTGGTATCTTTTGCTCTAGCAGGTTCTTTTAGTTTACTTACTCGGTCTTTGATATGAGGAATCCACTGATGAAACTGTTTACCTAGTCCTGGGCTACTAGCACATAGCATTAGCCATTGTAACTTGGGATGCTTGGAAATAGATTCATTAAGGAAATATTTATTAGCATGATAGTCTATACTCTGTAGGTAATAGCTTTGCAAATCACTGGAACCTTTGATGGCACTCATCCAATGCAGCATCATAAAAGGCACAAACTTCTTTTGCTGTTCGGTAGTTAACCTATCATAGTACCCATAGTCTTTTTTATCCAAAGCACCAAGTGCTTCAAACAAGTCAAAGTCTTGTTTGTCAAATTTTTCGTCAGTGGCTAGTTTTTCTTTTGCCATTAAAATGCCTGATTATAATCAACCAACTCACAATTGCGACTTACTTCTTTTACAAAATATGCACACTGGGGTTTAGGGCCGGGCTCTAGTGGTACACACAAAAATTGACCATTCTTCAATCTTGGTGCATACCAAGTTACATCATGGTAAATATCTACTATCTCAATTGGTAAAAAGCTAGGACTAAATGATGAAAGAGGATTAAACTCAAATGCACTAAAACCCCTATCGTTAATACTAGTTAGCGGTAGTGTTTCTAAATCACCATGTTCTTTTTCACCGATCAATATTTGCCAATCTACTGGCATTTTAATTTTATGCTCGCCAACTTGAAGTACAAGTGCAGGGCTATTAAAGCTTTCTAAAAAGATTAGTGGGATATAATGATAGTCTACATTGCTAGGATTGCTATTGTCTAGTATAGCAAACCTAAGATCGTCAATTTCATCGGGTAGGTTTTCAAGATTGTATTTGGTATTGTCTAAGAGAAGTATGTTCATGGTATGAGTATATCATTTATAACTTAATTTTTCAACGTCAAAAGGATAGTTTGCTTCGTTATAAAAAGCTTTTCGTTGAGTCAGATGACGTTTGGCAAATTTGCAGCTAGAGGTAATGTCCCAAATCATTACGTGTTCCTTATCCTCTGCCTTTCTAATGCCTCGCCCGATACTTTGTATAACACGGACAAAGCTTTTTCCGGGCTCAATAAGAACCAAATTAAAAATGCGGGGGATATTGATACCCACAGCGGCCACACCGTAAGTCGCCACAATAACCTTTCCATTACTAGTCGCCACGCTGTCATACTCGTCCTTTCTCTCAGTAAGTTTTGTTTCGCCACTTATAAAAACACTATCAGGGATTCTACTTACGATTTCATTTCCTGCATTAACTCGGTCTACTAGAATTAATGTATTGCCTGAATCTTTAATCTTATCTATCAGGTCTGCAATTTTATCCAGTCTGGTTTTGTCTTCAAGCAGATGTTTTAGTTCACTTTGATAATTTGAAAATTCGACCTTATCTTGCAGTTGCACAATGTTAACATGGCACTTGGCGAGAACACCCTGATCCTGTAGTTCGCTAGCTGAGAGTTTATTTATTACGGGACCCAAACTAACGAATAAAGCCTGTGCTTCAA